GGTGACGCGCAAGGAACGGCCGGTGCGCTAGGGGGTGAGGCAACCCCTCAGCCCGACCCGTCGACTGGCATAGACTTCACCCGATCGGGAGCGTGCACTAGGCCGCATGAAGCAACGGGGATCGCGGGACTTGTCCCTATCAGCTCACCACCCGGTAGAGGTGCCAACGGTCGGGAAGGCCGTTCAGCTCGTGTTCGCCGCGATTTCACACGGACGCATCTTCGCGTTGGCGTTTCCAGCAGGCAAGTTGGACGTGCTGTCGGTCGAGACGCGGTTCTGAGGACGCTGTTCCGCCATCTTCCGCGGATGTCTTCTGGACAGGGGGGAGGAGGTCGCATCCCGAGGACGAGGCCTTGCGCCGTCGGCCGCCCGTCGCAGAATCGATCCGTACTGGGGCGCGTGGCGCGAAGTTCCGACGGCCTCGTACAGGCCCACGCAAGCCATGAGGAACGTCTTGCCGTTCTTGCGCGGCATCTGGACGTAGGCCCTGCGGTAGCGTCGCCGCCCGTGCTGCAGCGCGAACAGGTCGCGGATCAGGTCGCGTTGCCACGGCAGGAGCCGAACCAGCTCACCGGCGTGTGCGCCCTTCGTGATGCGGCAATGCCGTTCGATGAACTCGCAGGCGTAGACGCCCTCGCTAGCGCTTGAGGCCATCGGCCCTCCTTGCGGCGAGCTCGGCGAGCCCGGACAGCTTGCGGACCTCCGTGAGCCCGAGCCGTGCACGGTCGGCCGGCGTGAAGCCGCAGAGGCCTAGGTTCGTGACGACGCGCTGCTCGAGCTCCCGGATCTGCCCGACCGCCGGATGGACGCGGATCATGCCGCCGCGTGTGGTGAACGTGACGCCCTCGGCCTCGACGACCTCCTGCCACCGAGCGATCTCGTCGACCTGACGGCACAGGATCTCGAGGATCGTCACGTCACCCGGAGCGAGCCAGTCCGAACCGGCGTCCCAGGCACGGCGCCAGACGACCGAACCGGGCTCCTCGAGCCCTGCGGGCGGTGCCGGCGCGTGCTCTTGTGCTAAGACGATGGAAACCGGCTCCGGTAGGCGCCGCTTGCCAGGATTGCCCGTTTTCCGCTTCTTCTCGGTCGGTTTGGGAGGATTCGGCACGGCTCAGGCCCCCTCGTCTTTTCGCTCGGGAAGTGCGGCCGACTTCGTCGGCCGGACGGTGCGCTCTCCGGACCCCTCGCGGGAATAAATGGCCTTCCGGGCCTTGCCCGCTCGCGAGTCGCCCGCCGTCTTCCGCTTGTGACACGTAGCGCAAACGCCGCGAAGGTTCGAACGATCGTCGGCCCCGCCGAAGGCCTTGGCCCTGGTGTGGTCGACCTCGGTGGACGGCGCACCGCACGATCGGCACCGCGGTTCTTCGGCAAGGACCTGAGCCCGGAGCCGTGACCACCCGGAGCCGTAGGCGCTCGAGGGCTGGCCTCCCACCCAGACGCGGGAGTGTCGCTGGCACCGGCTACCCTGGAAGGTCCGACCTGAGCAGCCCGGCTCGGCACACTGGCGGGGTAGCGCGTAGCTCATGTCTCCGGTCCCTCACTGATCACCACGACGATCTGCAGGGCTCGCACGTGAGAGCACCGGACGTGGTTCGCAGCCCCTGATGGGCACGAGCACCACCATTCGCGATCGCGGAATCCCACGCGGTAGAACTCCGCACTGTCGCCCCGAACGAAAGCCTCGACCGCCTCGGGCTGCACCGAAGTAACCCCAAGCCGGCCTTCGGTCAAGAGGCGCCGGCCTTTGCTTGCGGCATCCTCACGCGCCACGGGACTCCTCCTCTCGGTAGTAGCGGAGGCAGTGCATCCCGTGGCCGTTGTAGCCGGGCTCGGCCGATTCGGCGCCGCAGATCGGGCATAGCACGAGATCGTCCCGATCCGAGTCGTCATGCACCGGGCATCGCCGCCTGTAGGAACCCGCGTCCCTCCTCTCCCTCTGTCCCTGAAGGAGCGTCTTCGGGGGACAGAGGGACACAGGGGACAGGAGTTCTGTAGGACCCTCGATCCCCTCGGAGCTGACCATCGGCGGCCATCCGCTGCATCGTCTTCTTGGCCAGCTCGTAGCCCACCGACGTGATCTCGGCCACCTGCTTGGGCGTGAGGGCACCGTGCCCGCGGACGGCCTCGAGGATCTCCCTGCGCGTCTCCCCGAGGCCGTACTCGGCAGCGTCTCCCATGAGTGTCCAGGTCCCAGCCTCAGGGGCGAACCGGAGAGCGAGCTCCCGCTCGGAGATGTCCCGGCCTGTGATGTGGAGGGTGGCGTCGGCCTGACCGCGGCCGCGCTTGACCACCACGATCGTGTCGGCGCCCGAGGCCGTGCCGAACGTGCCGGTGACGGTCTCCACGAAGTCCGACGCCTCGGCCTTGCGTGTGTGGTACAGGACCACGATGGCGATGCCGCGGGAGATCGCGAGACGCTGGATCAGCTCGGCCGCCTCGTAGTCGAGCGTGTACTGGTCGGCCGAATGCTTCGTCACCCGTGGGCGCACTCGCGGCCACGCGTCGACCAGGACGAGCCGGGCGTCCGGATGCTCGTCGAGCCACACGTCGAGCTTCTCGGTACCGCCCTCGTCCAGGCGAGGCCACTCTGTTTCGAGCTCGAGGGCCTGAGGCGCGTCCTCGCCGCCGAGCAGTGTCCGGAGCCGCGACTGGAGCCGCCGAGGGGAGTCCTCGAGCGCCAGGTACAGCACGTCACCGGCTTCCACGGGGATGGAGCCGAGTGCGCGGCCACCGGAGGCCACGGCGATCGCGAGCCCGAGCGCCATCCAGGACTTGCCGAGCTTCGGAGCGCCGCACATGAACGCGAGGCCCTCGGGGAGCAGTCCGTCGACGGCGAACCGCGGCGCGGGGAACTCCGAAGCGAGCAGGTCGGCCGCCGTCCAGCTCGTACGGCGTTCGGGTGGATGGTGACCGTTCAACGGAACTTCCTCGATCGGAACGAGCGTCCCGTCCAGGTCCTCGTAGATCGTGTCGCCGATGCGCCGCGTCTTCATGCCGTCCGCCCTTCACGGCGCCACCGCTCCAGGCGCATCCACCAGTGCTCATGACGGTCCAGCCAGGCGACGTGCCAGGCCAGGTCGTTCATGAACGGGTCGGTGCCTCGGGTTATGCTCTCGGTAGATCTCTGTCCGAGGTCGTGAACGGCGCCCTTGCGGGGGCGTCGTTCTTCGTGTGGGGGGCTCACGGCGCCGCCTTGCGTGCGCGGGCTTTGGAGGATGCCAACGCCAGACGGGCCATATGAGCGCGGAGTAGATGCTCGGCTCGTCGCAGTCGTTCGGCCTCGGGGAGGTCGGGCGTGGTTGCGTCGACTTCACGGAGGAACCTGGCTAGGAACCCGGCTCGAGCGTTCGCGGTGATTTCACGCGAATCGTTGTGAGCGTGCATCGTGTGAGCGGCCGCAGATGCACGAAGCGAGCGTTGTTCCGGAGAAAGAGACTGGGGCACCAGCGACCGTCCTTCCGGTCCGTGCTGGGCCCCTCCAGCGAGCCGGCGCCTAGCGCCAAGGGCAGACGAATCGTAACACGGAGTACATCGCTGACCTAGACTTGAACCCGCGAACGTCCCGCCTCGAACGCTGCTAACAGATCGGGAACCGACAAATCACGCACACCGCACTGCGGACAACCGGCGGCCTCGATCGTCGGCCGTGTTGTCTCCCGGAGGTTGAAGAAGGCATTCTCGCGACCGGTGATGCCAACCAGGGGCGCGTAGCGATTCCGCCAACGAGGATCCCGGTAACGAAGCTCGGGAAACTTGCCGATGGGATTGAGGTCCACGACGCAGACGGCTCGCCCATGCTCGCGGCAGTAGACGATCACAGCCGGTCACCCGGAGCGAAGCGCTTGTGAGCATCCCGGGCCCGCGCCGCACGGTTGGACGCCGCGTACCGCCGAACCATCTCCGACGACGACCAGCCGTTGAGGGCCATCAGGTCGCTTTCCTGACCGCCGGCCTTGAGGAACTGATCCGAGAAGTAGTGCCGGAACGAGTGCGGATGCATCCTAGGGACGCCTGCCTCGTCGGAGCGGCGCCAGATCATCTGCCGGATGCCGCTCGGCGTCATGCGGCCACGGCGTCCGAGCCAGAGCCACGGCGAGTCGTGGTCGGGATGCTGCGCTCGCGTCCGGAGGTAGCGGTCGATCGCCTTCGTCGTTCGGTTCCCGAAGCTCGCGACGCGGATACGCCGACCCTTCCCGAGTACGCGGACCATCCCCGAGTCGAGGTC